CGTCCACGTCCATGTCGGCTCTCCCTCTGGGCCAGTGCTTTACGCTGGTCCAACCACCGCCGTAAGGGGTGATCCCCATCCAAGTTTTATGCTAGTCGACTTGGGACGACCAGAACGTTCTAAGTGCGGCTCATAACTCTCGGGTAGCGACTCCCGAAAGGCGTCCGGCGAGATTGGAACCTCGTCGGAACTGTCAGGTGGACCCCAGGGGGCTTGTCCCCTTAACCAAAGGTCCGTGTCCAACTTGAGCAAACACTTGAGAAGGGCACCACTCCCCTCGAGATGATCCCGAGGAGGTTTGGCCTCAACATGATAAGCCTTGACAAGAGGCTTGAAGAGGTTTGGATGATCACGTTCCCCGCGAGGGGTAAGCGTGGTCTCCCTGCCCAACATACCAGTACCAGGTTCGACGTCCGGAAAGTACCGTAGCACCTCCCGGATCTTATCGTCTAGCCAGCGGCAGGTCCTCCAGTAACCACTCCAAAAGAGTTGGTTCCGAAGGGACACCACCGATTGTACTGGATCAACGTCCTGCAGTGATGTCGGAAAACCTTGCCGGATACGGACAATACTAACGTCCTCTCCATTAAAGTACTCCCGACCGCAACTCTCCCTGAACTTTCCAGTCCAGAAAGACTTGCTCAGACCCACCCGGGCACCGAAATGCTCGAGCGTCTGAACCACTGTTAGTACATGGTCTGAGGGAACAATTAGATCGTCCCCAAAGACGCGCACCGAGCCGACGTAACCTAATAGGTCGCGTCGGGAAAGTGACGTGTTGAGCGATCTCTGAATCCCCAAAAAGATCAGCGTAGTGAATACCGCTGCTTCTACAGGGAAGCAAAGTGCTGAACCCATAGACGCATACTTCGACAACCGGATAACTTCACCGGTATCGGGTATGACAGCCCGCCTTGACCGCGTCGCATCTACGGCCTGGAACAAACCAGGCCATGGACGAAACATGGCGCGGACGAGCTGATTGGAAACACGATCGGAAGCGTCACTCAAATCGAGTGTCGCGGTTCGCTGATCAAGCGAACCTTGTCGCGCTAGGTCCTGATTAGGGACTTGGTCGTCAAATCCGATCACACTGTGGAGGAAGTCATCCCTCTTCCAGTGCTCGAGGAAAGAGCGCAATAGCCCTTGCTGCATATACTGCATGCAAGTAGGTTCCATCGCGATTACTCGAGGAGTTTTCAACGTTTTAGGGACCAAGGTGACCTTTACAGGCACCTCGGAATCGGGTTCGTTGAGGTGAACCTCCTCCAACTGGTCATAGTGACTCCAGTTGGGAAGGAGATGCTCGCTAACCGGAAAAACCGGATCGAGCCGTGTAGTCCAGACAGCCTGATTGAACTTCCCGTTTCCGGAAAGTCCGTCAGCTGTTGATCCTGGACCATGCTTCGGGACGATGCGATGGTACTGGACATCTCTGTCCAGCGCCGTAAACATCGACCTGAAAAGCAAGTTCGACATACTAGTGAACTCTCGCAGATCCCTATCTGTAAGAGCTCGGTCGAACTCACGTACCTCAAGCTCACACTCGATGTAATTCCTGATCGCCTTGGACTTTCGTGCTGGGGAGCACTCAAGTTCAATCTTGCCAAACGCCAGCGTAAGCTGGCGCAAAGCTCGAATAGAGGCGACACAGGGTTCGTCGAGCAACAAGCCACTACTCCGGTCGAACACACGGCAGAAGAAACCTCCGAGAAAACGGGGGAGCCTTCCACCTCGCTCCAGCTGGAACGAGGTGTGGATGCCGACCTGACCAAGGTCGAGCCAGTTTTGAATGGCTTTTCCAAAATCAGGTAGGGTAATCGTGAGAAACGACAACCCCTCATGTTCGATCCGATCCGAGACGGTCTTAATGTCTCGGATGGCACTCGTACAGCATATGCTGGCGGATTCCTCTGCCAGCATGGACCAGAGTGACATCAGGCTTTTCATCGGACCTCCTATATAGGGGGACACCGAGTCCATAGCCCGGTACACTCACAGCGGGCTTTCCAGCTCGCTATCATGGTGATGCTCACGAAGAGCAGTCACGTCTTCCAGTGGCTTCTAATGACCGTGCCCTTTACGGGGCTACCAAACGGTCAAAAGTTGCTTAGAGAGACGTCGACGACTTTTCGAAGAACGTCGAACAGGACGAACACGAGAAGAACAGTCTTGTAACTAATCCTCAGGCGAACATCTAGTTCATTGAACTCCAGATCGTCACGACGTTCCCAGCGTCCTTTGTTAGGCGGATCACCCACCAGGGGTTGTTCACCCCTCGGAGGATTACTCCCCTTTCGCGGTATGCTGGGACCCACACTACGACTCGCCACCAAGAACTTTGGTGACGACCGCATTCGTATTCGCCGTCAGAAGGGTGTTGAAACCCACAAAGACAGCGAGTGCTTCCGGGTCCGTGTACCCGGCCGGAGGGAGGTCGAAGACGGTGTAAGCCGCCATATTGACCTTCATATTCTGGCTCGAGTCAAACGGATTTGCCGTTAGCTTCGAATGATCGATCCTGATGACGTGCCGTTCCCGACCCTGTTTTGCAAGGGTATGGTTAACGGACAGCGTCACTAGGCCGTCTGCCGACGTGTACGCCGACTCCCGTCCCAACCCGTAGACACGGGGAAGGACGACAGCGGTGCCACTGATGGTGACGGTTGTTGGATCGGTAAGTGCCACGGGCATCACTCCTAGGGCCAGGGTCTCTGACCCCTCTTGGCGTTTGACATGCGGTCAACATTCGTGGTCAGACTCGGCTTGCGCCGAGTGCAGCCACAATGGCCGCCTGCCGGCTAGTCAGGCCGGTAGACAGTCCGAAACCAAAGGGCGTAGCCTTCCTGCGTAGCTTAACCTCCGTTTGGAGGACGAGCGTAGCGGGTCGGCCGGAGTAGCCGGGTAGAAACCCGGTTTCTCCTTCGAAAACGTAGACATCACGGACAATTGAATGCTCCATGATG